AACTTTACTCCGCGTAAAGGTGTAATGACTCGTTATGCTAAGAAAGTTGTAAGACCAGAATTTTATGGTAAAGTATTTTGTAAAGATTTAGCTAACGTTTAATCCTTAACAAACATATTATTATTGAGAGAGGCTAGTTTTTACTAGCCTCTTTCTTTTTTATACGTGACTTTATATTTATTGGTGTAAGCATGTTAAAAACAATTAATTAGATAGAGGTTATTATGGCAAAACAAAATATAGAAAAGTCTGTTCCTAAAGGAAACATAAAATTTTCAATAACATTATCAGAAGAACAAAAGATTGCAAAGCATTCAATGTTGCACCATCCTTATAATTTTATAGTAGGTAAAGCTGGAAGTGGAAAAACATTACTTGCATGTCAGGTTGCATTAGATATGTTTTTCAAAAGAACCATAAATAAAATAATTATTACAAGACCCACTGTTTCTACAGAAGACAATGGGTTTTTACCTGGATCTGAAAAAGAAAAAATGGAGCCTTGGTTGGTACCTATTAGATCTAATATGCGAAAGGTATATAATAAACCTATGATACTAGATAAAATGGAAAATGACGAATCAATAGAATTAGTTTCATTAGCACATTTTAGAGGTAGAACCTTTGAAAACTCGGTTGTCATTGTTGATGAGTTTCAAAACTTAACAAGATCTCAATTAAGAATGGCACTAGGTAGATTAGGTAAAGGTTCAACAATGATATTTTGTGGAGACAATCAACAAATAGATTTAAAGGATAAAAACTATTCAGCAATAGTTGATATATCCAAAATAACAGAATCTAAGTTTGTGTACAAACAAATACTTTTAGATAATCACAGGCATGAAGCTATTGATAATGTTTTTGAAATGCTAATGGGAATGTAACAAACAACCTACTTCTTTATATTTATATAAGAACAGTAATAACAACTTTTAGGGAATAATATGGCAACACAAATACCAATATGGTCAGGAGCATCAACCTTTGCATCGGGCCAAACTCCGTTCGGTTTTTACGACGCAGATACATCTTTTGTTTCAGACGTAGACAATACTGCTACATGGTGCGCCAAAAGATTAGGTTACCCTATAGTAGATATAGAACTTCAATCTGGAAGCTTATATGCAGTATTTGAAGAAGCAATAACTGAATATAGTTCACAAGTAAATTACTTTAACATAAAAGAAAATTTATTAACTTTACAAGGAACGGCATCAGGATCTAATTTAACACATAGAGAAATAACTCCAAACTTTGATAGAACAATAACACTAGCTCAACAATATGGAACTGAAGCTGGTGTTGGAGGAGATGTAACTTACAAATCAGGATCTATATCTGTAAGTTCTGAAGCAGGCCAAAACTATGACTTAGATAATCTTTGGACAAATGTATCTGAAAGTGGAAATAGTATTGAAATAAAAAGAGTATTTTACGAACCAGCTCCAGCCATCACAAGATTTTTCGATCCATATGTTGGTACAGGAGCAGGATCAGATCAAATGCTACAAGGATTTGGATGGGGTAATTATAGTCCAGCTGTAAACTTTTTAATGTTACCAATGTATGATGACTTATTAAGAGTACAAGCTATAGAGTTTAATGACCATATACGCAAGTCTGCATATACATTTGAACTAATAAATAATCAGCTGAAGATTTTTCCAATTCCAACGGCAAAAGCAAAAATTCATTTCCAATATATTGTTGAAAATGACAGAAAAAATCCATTAAAGACTAATAACAGTTCAATAACGGACTTTTCTAATGCAACGTATAACAACATGTCGTACACTGAAATAAACCATGCAGGTAAACAATGGATTAGAAAATATACACTAGCCCTGGCAAAAGAACTTTTAGGTAGTATACGTAGTAAATATGGTAGTATACCTATTCCAGGTGGAGAAACCAATCTTGATGGTGATACATTAAGAAATGAAGCAACAACAGAAAAAGAAAACCTGTTAACTCAGCTTAGAGAAGATTTAGAAGCAACAAGTAGAAGAAACATGCTAGAAAGACAGAAAGACGAAGCTGAATTTATGAGTGAAACATTAAATAGAATACCTTACCCAATTTATATAGGATAATTATGGCTTTATTTGGAGGACATAGAGATATAAGCTTATTCAGAACACTGAATAGAGAGCTAATAAACGAAATTATTGATACAGAAGTTGATATTTTCAAAGCAGCTATACACGATATGTCTGGAAATATTTATGGTGAAGCTTTAAATAAAGTATATAAACCTGGAGTTAGAATATCATGTTTAGTTGAACACGAAGATGATGAATGGTCTAATGATGAATTTGGTGTAGATAAAAATAAAATTGCAAAATTTAAGTTTTTACGAGACGATTTACTACCAGGAGCTGGAAATCCAAACCCTGATGCATTCGCAATCGGATATGCAGACGCAAACTTTGGAGACAAATCACAATTTCCAGTTGGAAACCCAGCTGCAAATATATTATTAGAGGTTGGAGATATTATATACTGGGATAATTCTTATTGGGAAGCAAATGCAATTGTTGAAGACCAATACTTATTTGGAAAAAATCCTGACACAGACAAGGGATATCAAGATGGTGGTAGAGAAAGTTTTGGATCTAGCTTTTCAAGCATCGTTACAACTCATGAAACTAGAAAAAGTAAGTTAAAACTTGAACAAATAAGATCAGGTGCACCAAATAGAGTATCAAACCTATAATGGCAAACAAAAGAAATAACATATCAAACAATAGAGTTCAGCAAATAACCAAGGTCGATTCAACTGTAAAGGATATTACAATAGGAATTTTAGATATTGATTCTGCAATGGATTATTATTTTAACCAAGTAATAAAACCAAAGGTAGACGACGGTGGTGAAACTATTGATGTTCCAATTATTTACGGTTCACCTGAAAGATGGAGATCTGTTCAAAAGAGTGGAGCATATAGAGATATAAAGTCAGGTAAAATCCAAATACCCCTAATAATGTACAGAAGAACAGCATTAGAAAGGGTAGAAGGCATGATGGGAAACAAGATTGATGCAGCAGATCCAAGTAATATTGTAAGACAATTTTCTACTAATTATAATGCTAGAAACAGGTATGACAGGTGGAATATACTTCAAGGAGTTAAACCTACTAAAGAACACTATAATGTTATTATACCCGACTATGTAAAATTAACCTATGAGGTAATCATATGGACAGAATATATTGCACAACAGAATAAGATAATTGAAGATATAAACTATAATGCAAACTCTTACTGGGGAGATAAAAATAGCTTTAAATTTTTAGCAACAATGGACAGTTTTACAACTGATAATAACCTTGAACAAGGAGTTGATAGATCTATTAAAGCTAATTTTCAAGTAAACTTAAATGGATATATTATACCAGATAATGTTCAAAAAGATGCAACAGACTTTGCAAACAGAACATTTACAGCAAAACAATTGACAACGAGCGAATTTGTATTTAATGATATAGATAACCCTGTCAATAGAAATTCAACAAACGTATACGGAACAGGTTCTTTAGTTGATGAGGGTAATACCTTAGATTCAACAACACGATATCTAGAAGGTGATGGAGAGCCAGGTAGCAATTCACTAACTAGTAAATATAAACAAAGTAATTTTTAGGAGAAATTAAAATGGTTTTAGACACAGACATTCAAGCAAAACTTCAAGCACACAGAGCAGCTAAAAAGGAAGTACAACCCGAAGCAAAACAAATAGATACAGTAGATAAACAAGTAGAACAAGCAGACCTAGATAAATTAAAAAAGCTACAAGCAGACATGGATAATCTTGTCGTATCTTTTGGACAAATGGCAATACAAGAAACAGCAATAATTGCACAAAAAGAAACACTAAATAAGGCACTTGTCGACATTAAACAAGAAGAATTAAATTTAGCAAAGGAATTAAGTTCTAAATACGGAGAAGGTTCTTTAGACTTAGGAACCGGTAAATTTTCAGCTACAACGTAGTATTTTGGGATCGTACGGGATATTTATATATAGTTAAGAAATACTTAAAATTAGAAGTGTTTTTCACACAGTAATCATATAGAGGAGAAATAAACATGGCCGAAAGAATTGTTAGTCCAGGTGTTTTTACACAAGAAAACGACTTATCATTTTTGCCAGTGGGTATTGGAGAAATCGGAGCAGCGATTATAGGTAATACACAGAAAGGTGTTGCATTCGAACCACAGGTAATCAGATCGTTTAATGAGTTTCAAGATCAATTTGGAGCAGGAACAGACGGAACATATGTTCCTTATACAGTAAAAGAATACATAAAACATGCCGGAGCGGTTACTATTGTAAGAACTCTAGGCTTAACAGGATATAATGCAACAACATCAGGAGTTGCGTTTACAGTATTATCAGAATCAGTAGCTGCAAATGTAACATCATCAGCATATATTGTTGGTATATTACATCCAACATCTTTAGACGATGATGCAGTTGTTGCAGCAGACGCTAACCTTGCTAAATTTAGAACAGGAGCATCTGAAGCAAATAACTTTTTTACAGGTAATGCCTTAGCAGATATTTCAAGTACAGGAGGAGTAGCACATTTAACATTCTCATTTGATGAAGAAAATAGTGACTATATAGTTAACTGTCTAGGACAGGATTCAGGAAGATATGTACCAACTGCAGGAAATTCTGCACTTAATACACATTATGTTTATTCTATATTTAATTCTGCATCTATACAGCAGCATTTAGCAATGGATGCAACAGATCATTCTGGATATATTAATGGAAAAGCAAGTACAGGTACAGGTGTAATTATTGGAAGTAATTCAACAGGAAGACCTCTAGGAGTTCACCTTTCAGCATCAAGATTTACACTAGATAACAATAGTGGAACAGATAAACCAATTGGAGTTGCAGGATATTCTCATGCAGCAACACCGTTTGTTCGTTCACAAACTATAAACGGTGCAACACAAAAATTATTTAAGATTCACACATTAGGACACGGAACAGTTGTAAATGATGACTTTAAAATCTCAATTTCAAATGTAAAACATGCAGGTTCTACTAAAGGTGATGACTATGGTTCATTTACATTACAAGTTAGAAAAGGTGATGATAGTGATACTAGACCAATCGCATTAGAATCTTATGCAAACTTAAGTTTAGATCCAAATAACGCAAATTATGTTGGTAGAAGAATAGGAACTCAATTTAGATCTTATGATACTTCTGGTAAATTAGTTGTTAATGGATTCTATCCTAACATTTCAAAATATGTTCGTATTGAAATGAATACTGCAGTAGACAATAGAGTAGCTTCTGTAAAAGTTGTACCTTTTGGACATGATGCATACAGCTCACCATTTGGATTAACAGTTTCAAGTTCAGGCATAAACTCAACAACAGCATTCTATCCACCAGCTGCATTAATTACTTCTAAGTCAGATGATAATTCTAAGTTATTCTTTGGATTTAATTTTGATGTAGATGAAGCTAAAGGTAATACATACTATCAAGCTCCATTATATGATTCTGCAGCAGCAGGACACAATAATGCATTTAAGCTAGAAAACTGTACAGATTATAACACTGCAACTAGCAAAGTTCATGTTACAGGTTCAGCACTGAAATATAAGAAATTTACAATGGCTTTCCAAGGTGGTTTCGATGGTGTTAATCCAGCAACTCAAGTAGCAACAGGATTAGACTTATTACCTAGTAATACTTTTGGACATGATGTAACAAATACTGCAAAAGCAGGATATACAATATACACTAAAGCATTATCAGCAATATCAAATCCAGATGAAATTGATATTAACCTTATCGTTACTCCTGGTATATTACATACTAATGCACCTGCAATTATAGCAAAAGCGATCGAAGTATGTGAAGATAGAGGTGATTGTTTCTATATATTTGATCCAAATAACTCTT